ATGTAATATAGCCCTCGGCAATTTCGATGACGACATTAAAACATTAAAACGTGCTATATCTTATTTAAGTTCATCTGAAAGGAATTTTTAAATGGCTACCGTTGACGTATCCCCAGGAATCCAGGCAGGTACTAATCCTTCCCGTTCCCTTCGTAATATGCCTTATGTGATTGAAGCCACGCTCAACTTTGCAACGGCTACTACCACTAAAGGCAGTGCACTTGCAGCTACGGATGTTATCGAAGTTCTAGACATCCCTGCTGAATCAGTCGTTCTTTCGGCAGGTTATGAAGTCACTGCTGCTATCACTGGTGATGTTACTGTTGATGTCGGTGTTACTGGCATTGATGCTGACAACTTCATTGATGGTGCTACGCTTGCCAATGCTACTGCAGTTGGTACGTATGCACAGCAAGCTGCTGCATTCCAGCCTATTATTCTTGCATCGGCTGACACGCTTGACGTTCTCATTGCAACTTCTACCACGGCTATCTCTGCTGGTTCTATCCGTGTATGGGCAGTTGTATGTAGCGTTGCAGATCGTGTAGGTCCCGCTGAAGTTGATCGTGACCAACTAGCCTAATCGCTAGTCTGTAACAGGGGTGGTGTCTACGGGCACTACCTCTCTTTTATATAAATAATAACATGCTTCAGTTTACTAATACTATTGAGATTGGCTCTGTTAATGTAATGACTACAGACAACCGTCCTATGTCCCCTGAAGAGTGGGCACAATTAGCTGCAGAACGTATTGTGTTTGTAGGTAATGCCACTGAGGGACCTATTAGGGATCAAGCTCTGGCGTATAAAGAGCAGATTAAAAAAGTAGTCGCTTACTACATAAAGCAAGCAGTACTTTCCAATGAGAAACATCTATTAGCGAGGATTAAGTAATGGCTATTACACAGGCAATGTGCACCTCCTTCAAGAAAGAACTGCTTGAGGCTAAGCACAATTTTCTTCTTTCTGGTGGTCACACATTCAAGATTGCACTGTTTACTTCAAGTGCTACGTTGGGTGCTAGTACCACTGACTATAGTACAACTAACGAAGTCAGCGGTACTGGATACACGGCAGGTGGTAACACACTAACACGTGTAGATCCTACGACAAGCGGTACAACTGCATTCACTGACTTTGCAGATACTACGTGGTCATCTTCTACGATTACTGCACGTGGTGCCATGATCTATAACACAACTTCTGGTGGTAGTGTAGCTACGACAGATGCAGTGTGTATTCTTGATTTTGGTAGTGATAAAACTTCTACAAGTGGAGACTTCACGATTCAATTCCCGGCTGCTGATGCAAGTAACGCAATCATCCGTATTGCTTAACTAGGGATTTGACATGGCATACCCTGGCCTCGTAGGTGCTCTATATGGTACAGGTGTCTATGGGACTGATGAATATGGTCAAGTCTCTGGGGCAGGGGGAGCTACAGGTGCAATATATGGCTTAGGCGTATATGGCACTGATCAATATGATACGTGGTCTTTAGGTGCTACTAATGTACCTGTAACAGGCGTATCTGCTACAGGTTCAGTAGGTACAGTCAATATCACACTAAGTGCCAATGCAGCAGTTACTGGCACTGAAGCAACTGGATCTGTAGGCACTGTCGTTGTATCACTACCTGCTGTTGTAGCAGTCACAGGTACCGAGTCTACAGGTGCAATAGGTACAGTAGTAATACCCAATGTAGGTGTAGCAGTTACAGGTGTAGAAGGTACTGCATCTGTTGGCTCAGTGACGGTTAGTACTGTTGGTGCTATCTTAGTTACAGGTGTAGTTGGCACTACAGGCTTAGGCTCAGTCAGTGCTCTTGCCTCAGCAGTAACATCTACCACTGGTAATACAGCTACAGGTGATGTAGGCACTGCAACTGCTACAGGTGGAGCTACTGTAGCACAGACAGGTGTACAGGCTACAGGTGCAGTAGGTGATGTAACAGTCATTGCTATCCAGCCTTCTGTGACGGTTACAGGTGTGCAGGGAACTGGGGCAGTAGGCACAGTCACTACGCTCACTAGAACGATTGTACAGCCTTCAGGTGTATCAGCTACAGGTGACATAGGCAACGTTAACATTGCAGGTTCTAACCTCATTGTTGAAGTCACAGGGGTTGATGCTACTACTGCCATAGGTGACGTACAAGTCAATGTAGGAATCGTTGTACCAGTGACTCAATTCCAGATGTCTATATACACTGAGACATCCACAGTAACTACTACACAATTTAACTACGGTGCTATTAGTGATTTGTACTCACGTAAGAGAACTGTATTAGTGCCTCGTCGATCTACTTCAAAAGATCGTGTTGCGCTAGCTGCATAAGATACGCATTAGCTGCATAGGGGAATATCTTGTCATTTAGGTGGCCCAACAAAGATCCAGATGAGACACTTGACTATAGCGTTGATTGGTCACGTTTTCTAGGCAATGGCATAACTATCTCTACAGTGATTTGGTATGTAGACGATTCAACAGGAACAAAGACAGTGCTAAGTCCTGGTGGTGCTACTGTCTATGGTATCCAGAATGTAGCACAGACTAATACAAGTACAGTAGCCACTATCAATGTAGGCTCTGGTACAGCTAATATTGATTATAAGATCTATTGCCGTATTACAGATTCATCGGGAAGTGTAGCAGAGCAAGTGATTAAATTAAGAGTCAGGGAGCGTTAATATGTCATATGACTTCTTAGGACTCGTTAATGATGCATGTAGGAGACTCAATGAACCTGAGTTAACTACAAGTAACTTTGCCAGTGCTAAAGCTTTCTATGCCCAGATTAAAGATGCAGTTAATAATGCCATTGCAGATATTAATCAACAGAAGTTTGAATGGCCCTTTAATCATGTCACACAAGAAGATACATTAACTGCAGGCACTACTCGATATGGATATCCAGATGATGCCAAGACAGTTGACTTTGATTCATTTAGGATTAAAGAGAGTTCTACTTTAAATGTAGCTACTACTAAGTTGAGTATTGTAAGCTACGAAGATTATCTTGATAAGTATATTGATCAAGAGTATTCAAGTGATACATCAAAGCGTGATGTACCTAAATATGTATTTCGTTCTCCTGCATTAGAGTATGGGGTTGTACCCGCACCTGATCAGGCATATACATTGCTGTATGAATACTATCGTAATACAGTGTCACTGATTGATGCTCAGGATGTACCTTCAATACCAGAGATGTTTAGGAATGTAGTCAATGAAGGTACGATGTATTACTGCTATATGTTCAGAAGTAATGAGCAAGCTGCCACACTAGCAGATGCTAGGTTTAAGAGTGGTATTAAGAATATGACTACCTTACTGATTAATCGTTTTGATTATGTAAGGTCTACCATGATCCCTTCCAATAAGCATGTTATTGCTGGAGCTAGACTAGCAAATGGCTGATAAATGGCAGACATACCCCTTTGAATTTAAGGGTGGTTTAATCTCTAATTTATCTCCTTTGCAGCATGGTGTTATTGCACCTGGATCTGCAAGGGTACTACGCAACTTTGAACCTTCCATTGAAGGTGGGTATCGTAGGATCTTAGGCTACGATAAATACAGTTCAAGTAAAGTGCCTTTATATGGACAGCCTAAAGTACATGGAAGTGGGCAATCAGGTACGACACTAATACTTGGTAATATTTATACTGCCCCCTCTGTAGGTGATACATTTACAGTGAGTGGTGTAACTGGAACATATACGATTGCAACTGCAGGTGTTAGTTACGACAGCACCAACAAGCGAGTTACTTTAACACTAACCACTAGCCTTGCGAGTAGTCCTGCTGACCAAGCTGCAGTGACATTTGTAACAGGTACGGGTGTCATATCAGGCTTAGCTTCTTGGAACAATAAAGCTATTGCAGTAAGAAACGATGAAGTGTTTTATTCTACAGGTACTTCATGGACTAAGGTTAACGTACCTTCATATGGCACTGTCTTAGTTAATGGTGGATCACAGACAGGTACTTCACTCATTGTCGATGGACTTACTTATGCACCACAAGCAGGTGATACATTTACCATTGCAGGCATTGAAAAGATTTATACCGTAACTGCTAATGCAACAGTCACTTCAGGTGGGGCTACACTAAGCATTAATCCTAGCTTAGCCAGTAGTCCAGCAGACAATGCAGCTATTACATTTTTAACTGCTCACAGACAGGCTTCAACAAAAGGTAGATTTGAAAAGTATTTAATTGAAACTACTGAGAAGGTTGTCTATGTGGATGGTGTCAATGCCCCATTCATATGGGATGGTACAACGTATCGATCATTGAATGATGCACCTTCAGATGTTATAGGTGCTAAGCATGTAGTCTTTTTTAAGAATCATCTGTTCTTTGCTAAGGGTGCATCTATAGCTTTTACTGCTACCTACACAGACAATGATTTTTCAGCAGCTAATGGTTCAGGTGTTATATCGGTAGGTAGCACGATTACAGGTTTAATTGTATTCAGAGAACAGTTGATTATATTTAGTGAGCGTAGGATTAATCAGCTTGTAGGTAATACACTAAGTGACTTTGTATTAAAACCTATCACTGAGAATATTGGCTGTGTAGATGTAGATACGATACAGGAAGTAGGTGGGGATATTGTATTCCTTGCACCTGATGGATTGAGGTTATTGAGTGCTACAGATCGTATAGGTGATACAGGTTTAGCTGTTGTGTCTAAACCAATACAAAAAGAACTCACTAACTTTATTCAAGCTAATACTTCATTTTGCAGTATTGTCATTAAACAGAAATCACAGTACAGAATATTTGGGTATAACAGTAACACATCAACAGATGCAAGTATTGCCATACTAGGTACACAGCTTAGTGGAGAACAGACTTCAGCTATTGCATGGGCAGAGATACAGGGTATGAAGGCTTATGTAGCAGATGGATTCTACACAGGCAGAGCAGAAGTTTTACTGTTTGCTGAAGATGATGGGTATGTGTATCGAATGGAATCGGGTAATAGCTTAGATGGTAGAAACATAGTCGCTGTGTTCTCTACACCCTTTGTGCCTATTAATGATCCCAGGCTACGTAAGTCTTTTTATAAGATGTTTCTGTACACAGATCCAGTGGGTAGTGTAGCTGCAGATGTCAACTTAAAGTATGACTTTGATGATGAAGGCATCATACAGCCAGAGACTATTAATCTAACTAACATTACTCAGTCAGCTGCATTCTATGGTGCTTCTACATCTAAGTACGGCACTTCAACATATGGAGCAAAGATTAAGACTTCGTATGAAACACAGTTAGTAGGTTCAGGCTTTACTGTTTCTGTTCAAGTAGTCTCTAGTAGTACCAACCCACCATTTGCACTTGATGCAATGACATTGGAATACGCTTCTCACGATAGACGTTAGACACTTAAGTATTTACATAGGAAGATATCATGGCAGGTTACTCACGTAATGACACAGCAAATAATATTGCTACAGGCAACGTCATCAATGCATCAGATCTTGATGGTGAATTTGATGCACTTGTAGCAGCATTCCATGCATCAACTGGGCATGTCCACGATGGTACTGCTGCTAATGGTGCTCCAATTACTAAGGTAGGTCCAGCACAAGATCTTGTAGTGGGATCATCTACAGTGCTACCTAAGACTAACAATACTTTGGACTTAGGCTCATCAAGCTATAAGTTTAAAGATTTGTACATTGATGGTATTGCCTACATGGATCAGGCTAATATCACAGCTTCAGGTGCAGCTACTACCTATTCAGCTAAGCAGACATTTAACGGTGCTACAGGTGAATTAGCTACTGCAATTAAGAACATTGCTGAGCCTGCTACAGTATCAGCCACTGCAGCTACAGGTACAATTAACTTTGATGTAACTACACAATCTGTGTTATACTATACGAGTAATGCCTCAGCTAACTGGACACTTAATGTTAGGGGCAATAGCTCTACGTCATTAAATACATTGATGTCTGTTGGTGATATATTAACAGTAACATTCTTAGTGACGCAAGGTTCTACTGCTTATTATAACTCAGCATTTCAAATTGATGGTTCTAGTGTCACACCAAAGTGGCAACAAGGAACTGCTCCATCTGCAGGCAATGCTTCTAGTATAGATGCTTATGTGTATAGCATCGTAAAGACTGCAAGTGCAACATTCACTGTATTTGCATCACAAACCAAGTTCGCTTAATACTATGCCTACATTATCAACTATAGGTGCTGCTTGTGCTAGAGCCTGGGGTTTTACCTCAGGTTTAGTCAAAGATCAGTATTTCAACCTTGTTTCGCTCCTCCTCCCAGGCAACGGCACTGACGGTAAACAAAACCGTACGTTCAAAGACAGTTCAGTCAATGACTTCTTAATCACGCCCAATGGAAATGCAACACAGGGGACGTTCTCGCCCTTTAGCCAGACGGGGTGGGGGAATTATTTTAATGGTTCTAGTTATTTGCAGGTAGCAAGTAACGCAGCGTTTGCTTTGGGTACAGGCGATTTCTCAATAGAATTTTGGTTTTATCCAACGGTAGCGGCAACCCAAAGAAATATAAGTTTTCCAACTGCTAATGCTCCAATCCTTAACATGACTTCATCAAGGACATTAGAATTCGGAAATTATGGGATTAGCACTATTGCAACAACATCAAACACACTTACCCTTAACGCATGGAATTTTTGTGCGGCCAGTAGGGTATCTGGAACCCTAAGGCTTTTTATCAATGGAGTTCAAGGAGCTTCTGTATCTGACTCAACAAATTTTGTGCAAAGTCTTGTAAATATAGGTACGGACACAGGGGGTATTTTTGCAACAGGATACATGGCAGATGTTCGTATCGTAAAAGGGTCTGGATTTACAACATCAACAGTCCCAACGGCGCCGCTAACAGCAATCTCAGGAACTTCACTACTAACCTGTCAATCTAACCGTTTCCGTGATGCCAGCGGTAATGGTTTTACGATTACCACTTCAGGCTCACCCTCAGTCACCCCCTTCTCCCCCTTCGCACCAACGTCCTCCTACAGTGCTGCCGCAGTGGGTGGTAGCGGGTACTTTGATGGGAGTGGGGATTCTTTAACAACCCCTAATGTCACTGCGCTTAATCTTTACAACACAACCAATACAGTTGAATGTTGGGTATATCCGCTTTCATTTTCAAGTGACATGCAAATATACGGAACAGATTTTGATGGGACTTATTACACTGTATGGCGCATAAACGGAACCACAGGCTACCCACGATATCTGTCAAGGAACGGGACAAGTATTGCTGGATCAACTGGACTAACACTTAATCAATGGAATCATGTTGCATGGGGTCGCTCAGGAACGACTGTTTCTATTTGGCTTAATGGAACTAGAGTAGCCAATGGAACAATTACCACGGAAGATCAATGGGGAACGGGAGTGATCACCACTGGTAGGTTTAACAATGGCGACTATCTAAACGGTTACTTATCTGGCTTGCGTGTTGTTAAGGGTTCTGATGTTTACGGAGTTAGTAACACGAGCATTACTGTTCCAACAACACCTTTCACTGCTATTACCAACACGGCTTATTTACTCAACTTCACCAACGCTGGTGTCATTGATGCCACTGCGAAGAACGATCTTCAGACAAGTGGCAATGCACAGATCAGCACTGCACAGAGCAAGTGGGGTGGTGGGTCGATGTACTTTGATGGGACGGGGGATTACCTTTATAAGCCTTACGATCAGTTGCTAAACCAGTTAAACGGAAACTTCACGATTGAGTGCTGGATATACCCAACAGTAACGAACACTCGAATGTATTTTGCTGGTTCACTTAATGCTTCTGGTAGCACAAACTGGGCGTTTCAAATTACGGCTGCTAACAAGTTGACTTTTGAATGGCTTAACACAACTTCAAATGTATTTACAGCAACGTCGACAGCAAATATCTCTCCAAATGTTTGGACTTATGTGGCGGCGGTAAAGAATGGGGGAACAATCACGCTTTACATAAACGGGTCTGCTGATGGTACAGCAAGCCCAACAGGAACTTATAGAAACGCTTCTTTTCCTCTTGCGATTGGAAGGCCTGGCGACTATAACGATTTGTATTACACGGGCTATATTGACGACTTCAGAATAACGATAGGTCAAGCCAGAACCATCACCGCATCGCCCACTGCACCCTTCCCGCTGCAATAGGACAACATCATGCTCTACAGCAAACTAGGATCAATACCAAAGCCTGAGACAGATGGCACTGAAGGCTGGATCGAAGTCCCTGATGCACCAGAATGTCCAGAGGGCAAGGAAGTGGTGTGGTGGGGAAGTGAGTGGGTCATCCGTGATCCAAAGCCACAAGACAGGGCAGGCTACCAGTGGAACTGGAATCACGGCGATAAAGCGTGGGTGGAGTGCGCTTATCCGGTGACTGCTACGGAAGAAATCATTGTTGAAGTTGTCACCGCTGACAGCATTGGCGGCGACTCGCTTGGAGCATAAACC